GTCTTTACATACTCTTTAAGCCTACGATTCTCTTCCATGAACTGCTGAGCTAATCGCTCAAGTTCTTGCTTTTCGCGCTGCGCTGCTTCTTTAGCGCGACGTTCATCGTGCCGCGCATGTGTTAGTTCTTTGATACGAGCCTGCGCACCTTTGGTGTATGACTCAATCTCTTCATCCGTTGGGTCTTCGACATTTCTGTCCAAAGGCTTAGCGGTTCTGTCGCGGGGTGGGGTGTCGTCCTCAATCTCAATGGATACGTCACCTTCAGCATCGACATCAATTTCTATGTCATCTTCGGGTTTACCCTTAGATTCCGTCTCTTCAGTTTCATGCGGAAACTTAAACTCTTCTGTTTCATATTCAGCCATGTTTATCTCCTTTAAACGCGTTGTATGCCACGTGGGTCTTCGACCGTCGCTTCTACTTGGTCGTCATTAATCAAGCGAAATTCCTTGCCGTGAATCATGATTCTGGTACCCGTATACGGGCGAGTAATCACGAAATCGCCTTCTTTACACCACGCGCCTTCAGGAAACTTTTCAGGGTCTTTGTAGGCATCTGGTCCAAGCTTGACTACGAACAAGACCGGGGAAGTAATTTCCTCGATTTTTACCGTCTGGTCAGACTTAACAATCCCACTCTCGTAGGTATCGCCCGCGTCAACCAAGGCACACAGCAGTCGCCAACCTTTTGGGTCTGGTAGCGCTTTTGCCTTTTGCTCGGCTTGTTCATACTCATGATCCACTTCTGGGGCTTTAAATACGCCCGGCGGCAGGATTATTTCTTTTTCCGGAACTGCTATAGCTTCACTCATCGTTAGCCTTCTCTATGTTTTCAGCGAGGTCAAGTAGGTGACGCTCTGCATAGGCTAGACCTCGAATAACCCCGCAAAGCTCTTTATAGGCCGCATGGTCTGGGCATGCGCCCGTAGCCAAGTCGTCCGTAAAGTTGTTCATATCGGTGCGAATTTTGTTGCGCATCGCCTCGATAAAGTCCATAACAATTAAGTCCATTTACTACTCCTTCGTTGGTTTTTTAGTTTCTTGTAGTTTTGCTGCTCGGTTTTTAGCGTCTTCAATGACCTTGATCTGCGCGTTCATACCCGCAAGGCGCTCTTTAGACTGTATTTCTTGCTCTTTTAGCCTGATCTCGTCGGCCTTAGACGCCGCGTCCATCATGAGCTTCTTCTCCTTGATCTCAGTCTCTTTGTTCTTGCGTTGCTGGTCTTGCATCTGGAGTTGAAGCACTGGGTCTTGAGCGTTCTGTGCAGCTTGTTGCTGAGCCATCATGGCTTGAGACTGCGCCAGCACTTGCGGTGCGGCTTCTGCCATCATGCGGCTAAGTTCTCTCTCCATGTCCTCTGGCAACTCGTCTTCCTGATCTGGCAAGGCAAAGCCAAGAGCCTGCTGCATCTTGACACGGTAGGCGTAGCCAACGTGCTCGGCGATATGCGCTTGCATAGACCCTTGAATTACCGCTGCCTGTGGGTTCTGCCCAATCAGTTGCTGAACAACGGGGTCATTCATAGCGGAGGTGTGAACCTTGATGTGAGCCTCGTGATCTTGATACGAGAAGGCTTTTAATGGCTTGCCACGCAGCGCGTTCTGGTTCTCCGAGATCGGGTCGGTCGGCTTCTGATCCTCCTCGAGCGGCACTAGCTTGTCCGCATGCTTAATCCCCAACACCTCTAGCATTTGCCTATGCAGCACTGGCATGTTGTAAATCTGCGGAGCCATCTGTGCTAGCTGGATAACCGCTTGGTACTGTACTACTCGCTGGCTTAGGGTGGCGGCATTGGGGTCGCTGACCGGTAGAACTTCTACGTTGCTGTAGTCAGCCTTCTTAGCGCGTGGTGTGCCTTCCTCTGGCTCGTAGGTGTACTCGTCGTCTGTGTAATCCCTGATTATTCCCGCTAGCAACTGTAGTTCTTGCTTCATCGAGTAGTGAACGCGGGCTTGTACCGCACTCATTACTTTTAGGGTTCTTTCGAGGATAGCGAGTGTGGTTCCAACCGGCGCCTGATTGGACATATCCGCTACCTTCATATCCGAGGTAGCCGCAAAGCGTCTGCCCTCTTCAACGATCTTGTCCATTAAGCCAGACAGAACCATCGAGGGCTCTTTGTAGGGTAGCGGAAGGATGTTGTCTCTTATGGCACCACTACCTACATCCACGTCTCTAAACTCACCCGGGGCGATTGGCGTGTCGTCGCCTTTGATGCGCAATCCTCGGCTTTTTAGACCGCCAGGGAGATTAGATAAAGTGCCAGCATCGACAAGCTGGCGCATGATACTAGTTGCACTCTTCGCGTAACCACCAATAAGGTGAAATAGTCCAAAGCCATAAGCGCCATAACCAGGAATATACTGGTAATGCACAAAATGGTGCCGCTTAAGTTTAAGAGGGTCATCTTCTTTCCAGTTTCTGCGAATTGCTAGGACTTGGTTTGTGCCGCGGATCATGGTTACTACATATGGCAGACCAATGCCGGTGGCGTTACCTTCTTTATCTTTATCCTCATACCCCGGCAAGTCCAAGTCTACGTGCGCTTCGTAAATTTCAAAGCGGTCGTCGTACGTTGCAGAGAAACCTGTCTCTTTGTCCTTGCGCTCTTGAATATCGCTGGTGAACTTGCTTGGTTCACCCAAATCAACATCACGATAAAACCCCGCATTAATCAACTTCAACAAATCGTTCTTGGTCTTCCGCATCACATGGGTAATGCGATGGCAGGTGTTGATCTCGCTAATGCCGTAGGGCAAGATGATGTCTTCTGCTGGAATAAACACCGATACTTGGCGCTCTAGGCTTGGGTCGTAGTAAACCTTTTTAAATGCGGAACCGGCTGACGGCAGGTTCCACAACATCTTCTCGTGCTCAGGGCGATACTCAGGCATTTTCTCCGTGAGTTGGTAGTTCATGTCTTCTTGAACACGCACTGCCGCTTCTTTTTTTTCAGTTGTTTCTTTACCTATTATTTGCGTTCTTACAGGCCCTTTGGCTGGAAATGTCTCCATGATGGTGTCTGACTGGAACCGCACCACTGCTTCTGTAATCATCGGATGGAACACACCGCATGCGCCGTCCCATGGTTCTGTACGTTCTTCGAACTTCAAGCCCAGCAACGTAATACCGTCCTTATACATCTGCTCCCAGTCTTTGCGGGAAGCCAAATCGTTACTAATATCCTCAGCCAAATCACCCGCCAAACTCTGTATGTCTCCTTCAGACATAACATCCGCAAGGTTCACATCAAAATTCTCAGCGTCTTCGCCAGCCTCAATCTCAAGAATCTCTTCGCCCTCAACACTAACTCGTACCGCTTCTGGGTCCTCGATCTCAACCTCAATGTCCGGCTCGCCCACTAAAGCTTCCAGCCCTTTTGGCGCTTCGTACAAACTTTTCTCTATGCTCATATCATCCGTCCTTAATTTTTAGCCTAGTAGTACGCAGCTTTTTTGCGGTACTTGTATAGGTATTCATCATCTTTTTCGTCGGAGTCCAACGAAATAAACCCGCCTTGTCTAAAACGCAAAAGCGCCTGAGTCGTAGTATCAACGAAGTCGTCGTGTTCGCCAACTGGGAACGATGCTATTTCTTCAACAACTTCGCGTGCCCAGCGTGTATCTGGCGCCCACACTTTACCGGACGTAAACAAATCAGCTACCGCATTCAAACGTACCATCTTGTCGTTGCCGCGCGATGGGGTGAACTCCTGTACCGGTATGCCCATACGCCGTAGTTCCTGAATCAACGGGCCGCCCGCTGCTTTCTTTTCCACAATAAACGCGTCTGGCTGCCACTCTTTGTATTGTTTGAGTGCCTCTTGCTTGAGGTCTGGGAAGGCTAGTCGGTCTTTGAAGGCATCTAGCAGGATGAGGTTTGGGTTGTTCTTATCCTCGTTGTTGTACCAGATACCCCATGTCGTACATGCGCTGTAGTCAGATGTAGTTTTGGTCTCATGTGCCGTATCCCAAGACTGAATGATGTAGTCGCAGGGTGGTGGATCGTCTGACTCCCATACCTGCCAGTCTTTTCTAGACACAATTGCAGCCATGTCTGACGTCGGTTTTTGCATGTACTGGGCGTTCCAGTACCGCGGGTCCATCTGTTGTTTTTTAGCTTTTAACTGATCCAGAGGCCACTGCGCAGGCCATAAGCTTTTCTCTTCGTCGGTGCCTTCATTGAGAATCGCGGGTAGTTCTACCAACTCCCACGGCTCGCTGTCTGGATTGTTGATCCCAAAGTTGATGAGTCTGCCTGTTAAATCCAAAAGCGACCACCTAGTCATAATCACGACAATCGCACCGCCAGGCATGAGACGTTGTAGCGGTCCGGTCTGAAACCAAGACCATGCATTATCAAACGTAGCCCTGCTGTTGACCTTTATGTCTTGTTCAGAGTGTGGGTCGTCAATAACAAATAAGTCAGCACCGCGTCCGGCGAGCGCACCACCGACACCAACAGCGTAATACTGACCACCAGCCCCAGTAGACCATTTGCCAGCCGCTTTTTGGTCATCTGCGACCACTGTATTTGGAAATACTTCATGGTACTCCTCTGAATCTAGTAAATTTCTTACCCGCCGACCAAAGTCCTCGGACAAACCAGCCGTATGCGTAGCCATGATAATCTTTTTGCTTGGGTCTTGACCTAGAAAAAAGGCTGGGAATAAATAAGACGAGAACTCAGACTTACCCATACGTGGCGCTATGTTGATGATTACCCTCTTCTTTTTCCCCGCGAGTACGTCTTGGAAGATTTTTGCCAGTTTTTTGTGCTGTGGGCCTACTTTAAAGCCCGGATATACGTATTGGGCAAAAGCAATCGGGTTGGTTCGCGCCATTTTTAACTCAACGCGGTCTTCTTTTTTCTCGAGGCTATGCAAAAACACCAACTTCTCTTCTCGCGTCATGTCTTTTAGCGCTTTTTGCGCCGCAAACGCTTCTTCTGGCGTTAAGACTTCTGCTTTTTCTAGGGTTGAGAGGCTCATTTTTGTTTACTCGTCTTCTTTTTCGACGACTTCGGCGTCTACGATATCTACCGCGCCCATGTATTTACTTAATTTATTTTTTATTTTTTCATCTAGCTCTTCGTCGCTGATTTCATCTGTCTTTACAGAAAGCCTTTCTGTAAAGAGCGCCACTTCCGTCACCTTACCCAGCATCTCTAGCGCCTTTAGCCGTATCCGGGCGTCGGGGTGGTCGGTTTCTTTTACTATTTTGGCTACCGACATACTGCGTAGCTCTTCTGCCTGCTCAATAAACTTCCACTGGTAGGCAGTAACCATACCAACTGCGCTTTTTATCTCTTCTGGGAGGTCCAGTTGTAAAAGCTTTTGTTTAGCGTTGGGGTTGCCCGTGGTTAGGGCGTTGAATGCTTCTGTGGTTTTTTCTTGCTGGGCTTGGCTCAGCACTTCATCATCTTCTTCTGTCAGGGTTTTTAGCCACTGGCTAGTTTTAATTTGCGCGTTCAGCGTTTCTGCTGGGGTGAGGGGGTCTAGTGGGGTGAAAGCGGTATCACCAGAAATTATTTCTGGGATAAAGTCAGCGGCTGAAGCAGTGACCAAATGCTCTAACAAAAACTAACTCCTTTGGTTGCGTGTGGAACTCACGATTTTTCCGATTCTACTTTGTTTTTTAGCTGTTGTGTTATTATTTTCTTACCGTGCCTATTTCCTTCGTTTGGTGGCGCGGTTCCTTATAGGTAAGTGACTTCATACCCCGGACTAGTTCCGGGGTTTTTTTTTGAATAAGTGGGGTACTAGCGACAAACATATACGTAGTTGGCAGAAAGGTATGTGCGCTTCCTAGATAGCGCTTTTCACGTTCCTACGTACCGCGTTCCCCCGGTCCACGTGAAGGACAAGATTAGTGTACTGCGTTTTCGTGGGTTTGCAAGTGTCAAGTATTTGACATGACTCGGTGGATTTTTTTACAAAATTTGACAAAAATTGGTTTTGCGGCTGAGGAATAGTATACGCATACAACACGATACGGCTAACCAAAACGGCTTGGTGGGTATCGGGTGGGGTTCACGCCACGCTGAATCATGAAGTTCTCCACAACAGGTTGTGGTATACTGTGGTTGTCGGTAAGGCTTGTAGGGCTTACTGATACAGGTAGCCAAAGCCGTTGTGCTTTGGCTTTTTTATTTGGGACATCTGTCCCAAACATTTCATAAGGAGTTTCAATATGTCTACACTATCTAATGCACTCATCACGCTAATCACAGCAGAGCAAGGCTGGAAGAAGGCTTTGGCTGACGCCCTTAACGGCAAGAAGTTTCTGCCTGAGAAGGCTGTTATTCAGTTAGGTGAAGCCGTTTGCAAGAAGTATGATTGTTTCGTTGACGTGGCAGAGAATGGTATGTATCGGTTCTACAAGACCGAAGAAGTAAGTAGTGCAAACATTCACGAAGCCGCAAAGAAAATGTGGCAACGCAGGGTTGCACCATACCACAACATCACCCGTAATAATCGTGGTGGCGACACAAGTTCTCAGCAAGACGTTGTGCAATCCAAAGCCAAGGTAATCAAGTCTTGGGGCATGAGCAAGGCTCAGGTGTTGCGTGCTGTTGAGCGTGCTTTTGCCAAGTGATTGGGACA